ATTATATACACCAATACCGATTGAGACGTTATCAGCGTATGATTCAGAACCTGGCCCGATTTGGAAGGCTTTATATTGTCCATAGTTATTAGCACTAAAGTTTGTTAATTGGTCACCGATTGTATCACCATGTAATCCATCAATTGCACCCTTATGTAAAGACCAATTAGATGAACCAAATTCAGTGAATGGTGAATCATTGAAATTAGTAGTTGATATTCTACGTCCATATTTAAGTATAGCCACATTTGGTGAGTCGCCAGGATGTGGGTCATATACATAAGCTGATGACTGAATAACTAGGTCTCCTCTACCATCTGTAAGTAATGTTACAGTTTCATTTTGATTTAATCCATGAGGAGAGTTAAACTCAACTCTAACAGTATCATTTGCTTTACGAGATGCTATATTATATTGAGATAGATTTACTTCTCCACCTTGTTTAACTCGTGTACCTGTACCGATAGACTCAAGTGTGAATCCATCTGTAAGAGCTGTTTGTGAAGTACCAAGTGGAACTTCTCCTGTAGTTTTATAGTTACCACCAAATAATTCTATACCTAATACGTTTGAAGGTGAATCATTTGTCACCCTAGCAAAGTGAGAAGCGGCAACAATTGGCCCTTCAAAGGTTTGGTCAACTGTAAATCTTACATCAGCACCTGTTGATAATCCGTGAGCGCCGGGGAATGTAATTGTTAATACTTCCGACTTACCTGCAGGTGTTGAATTTTGTGAAAAGAATCTTTGGAAGTGAGCTAAACGATTACTAGAGTTTTGTAATAATGATACGTCAACTGTAGCATTTGTAACACTTACAGTAGATGTATCAACTGTTCTAGCTACTCGATGTTCAGCAAGAAACGCAGCTTTCTTATTATCTAGTAAATCATTATTGATTGCATAGTATCTTTTCTGAACTCTTTCAAGATTCTTAACATCTCCGTGTGGACTATTCAATGATAGTTGTTCTATTAAATTGATTGTTGTTACTTCATGGAAGTGATTTGAATTATCAGCAAACCCGTCAGTGAATCCACTCTTGTTAAATTGATCATGACCTACAGTTACTGGCCCTTGTACTTCAGCCGATACCGCAGCTCCGAAGTTACCACTTGTTTGAAGTAGTAAACCTGTTCCACGTTTAGGTTTAATCTCAGCTGATGCTTGATTTAAATTAAGACCAACTGTAGTACCTGTTCCATTAATTGTTACAGGACTATCAAATGTAGCACCACCTGTTACGATAATTCCATTTGTAAAGGTTGGACTATTAAACATAGTTGCTTTAGATTCATTAGTTACGTTACCTAAACCAACTACTGATTTAGTTAAACCACTGACTCCATCAGGAGAACTAAATGTAACATTCCCATTGAATGTAGCCGGACTATTGAAAACAGCTGTTGTGAGTGTTTGTGTACCTGTAAAGGTAGGATTATTAATTGGTGCTTTATCAGCTAAGCTAGTATTAATAGTTGATATACTTGATGTATTAGCTGTTGTCTTAACAATTAAATCTGCGATTTGGCCAGGACTATCATTTAAAGCTTCGGCTAATTCATTTAATGTATCTAACGCACCAGGCGCTCCACCTATTATTTCATTTACTTTGGTTACAATTCTATTTTGAACAAAAGCTGTAGTAGCTATTCTAGTAGTACTATCAGGTGAGTTCGGAGTAGGTGCTGTAGGTGAATTAGTTAATGCTGCGTCAGAGAACATTTGAGCTTTTGTAGAGTTCTCTACATTACCTAAACCAACCATTGCTTTTGTAACACCTGTTATAGTTGCTGGACTATTAAGTGTGACATTACCATTAAATACCACAGGACTATTAAATGTTGCAGTACCTGTGAAAGTTGGACTATCTAAATTAGCTTTAAGATTAAGAGCAGTTTGTGTTGCAACCGATACAGGTAATCCAAGTGGTGATTGGTTTGATACGTTACCTAAACCAACATCAGATGATTTAAGACCTGTTACTGTTATCGGACTATTGAATCTTACTGAACTTGTAAACGTAGGACTGTTTGACGGTGCTTTTGCATTTAATGCAGATTGAACAGCGGTTGATATAGGTTTATCAGTGTCAGCTGTGTTATCAACATTACTTAATCCTACGTCCGATTTATCTAAATTAGCAATTACTGTATCTGCTATACTTCCCGTTGGGAATGAAATTGTTATTGGACTATTAAAAGTTACGTTACCATTAAATGAAACAGGTGAGTTAAATACAGCTTGATTGAAAGTGGATACACCTGTAAATGAAGGACTATTTATATTAGCCTTTAAATTAAGAGCAGCTTGTGTAGCAGTTGATACGGATAAACCTGAAGGAGATTGATTAACCATACCTGCTAGATTTAAAGATGCTGCGGTTATACCAGCCTCTGTAAATGTTCTATTAACAAATTTGTTTGACGGACTATCAAATACAAGTATCTCACCAGGCCCTATCGATGTAATTGTTGTATCAGTTAAACCTTGAAGTGTAGTAACTGCGTTACTTAAAGCGTTTTGTACGAAAGCTGTAGTTGCAACTTGTGTAGTATTAGTAGGAGAGTCAGCCGTTGGAGCCGTTGGTATACCTGTAAATGTTGGACTATTGAAAAATTCAGCTGGTGATTGGTTAACGACATTACCTAAACCAATATTAGCTGCGGTTATACCAGCGGTTTGTATACTACCATTTTTAAATTTATTTTCAGTCGTATCAAAGAACAGTATATGTCCTTGTGATGGAGCTGGACTATTTGATATTATTACATCATTAAGTTCCGCTAAAGTATCTTTCTGTTCAACAGCAGCTTGAACAAACGCTGTAGTAGCTAACTGTGTAGTATTTGTTCCAAATGTAGCAGTAGGAGCTGTTGGTACACCTGTAAATGAAGGACTTGCAAATTGAACTTCTTTCGATTCATTTGTAACATTTTCTAATCCCAGGGCCACTGCGTTAGTGGTGGCTACTGATTTAACGGTCACACTGTGAGTCGGATTAATTACCGAGTTCAGTGAATTATTTTCATTTGAATTTAAAGTGATATTAGTTGCCATTAGTAACTACTCCCTGTCTGATTACTTACACCGCCCGCTGGACTGTTATAAAATTCTACTTCTCCCATTGCCGATTTTGCAGGTGGAGAATCTAAACCACCACCGATTGGATACACATGAACATATCCTTGATCGACATAACCTATATGCTCGGAATATGTACTTGGTGTTACTTTATATCCTGTTGTAGGATGATACATATCATGAGCCACAAAATTCTCTTCACTGTAAGAAAACTCTATACCTTCGCCTGTTGAATAAGATTGTGAAACACTTGGTAGTATTTCTAATTGTCCTTCCATAATTCTAGTAACTACAGAACCTTTTACTAGTTCTAAATCATATACATATCTACCGGCTTTCATTGTAGCCGATGTAGAAGCTGGTATGGATAAAGTTATAAAGTCTGATTGTGTACTACTACTAAATGTAGACAATGCAGTAGTAAAACTAACATACTTACTAGCGGCGAAAGACTTTCTAATCTTACCTCTAGCTGTATAACCTGTTAAATCAAATCCTTCACCGACATTTACTTGTGTCGAAAAGGTCGAACCTTGGTCTATTGCGAAGTTTGCTACTGTTGCCATTTATATAAATACCTCTATACAGTGATTAATAATATATCTATTTATATAAAAGGAGTCGTTATGAGTAAAGAATTAAATGAGTACTTAACAAATATGCCCGTTCATGTGTTCAAATTAGTGGATGGGAATACAATAATAGGAAAGTTAATTGATTCTGATGAAAATGATGTTGTAATCGCTAAACCACATGAACTTGGAGTTCTAGAAACTAGTAAGAATAGTATGGACGTTTGTATTAATGAGTGGTTATATGGTTGCGACGCAGAAGAAGTCTTAATCAGTCAAAAGAACATAATAACACATTCAGAAGCTTCTATGACAATGAAGAACTTTTATTCTAAATGTGTTCTAAAAACGAAGATACATCAGATGGTCTCTGACTTAAATCCCAAGAGTAAATCGGTTAATCCAATGAATATATTTGAGTCATTATTAAATGGCCTTGAACAGCAGGATTCGAGAAAAGATGATTACATCGGTTGGGACGGTCATCCCAAGCCGTGGCCACCTGAAGAGGACATATAAGAGTAAGAACTTTCTTGTATTGTTTGAACTTAATTATTATACCAAAACTGTCAAGGGTTGTAAAGTAAAAAATAAATAAAAATGTTATTTACTTTTGGGCTCTTATGTGATATCATAGCTATATGAAAAACGATAAGAAAAAGAAACCACACTATGTTAACAATAGAGAATTCTCTGAAAAGGTAGTTGAACATTGTCAAGCAACATTAGATGCAATTAGAGATGGTACACCCGAACCTCGTATTCCCGAATACATTGGAGAGTGTTTCCTCAAGATTGCTGAAGGACTTTCACATAAACCAAACTTTGTTCGATATACTTACCGTGATGAAATGGTCATGGACGCAGTAGAAAACTGTATTAAAGCAATCAATAACTATAACATCGAAGCTGCTACAAGGACAGGTAAACCTAATGCCTTTGCGTACTTCACACAAATATCTTACTTCGCATTTCTGCGTCGTATTGCAAAGGAGAAGAAACAACAAGATATTAAGTTGAAGTATATAGAACAATCAGGTATTGAAGCGTTTGCTGATATTAGTGGAGACTACGATGGAGAAAGTATTGTCGAAAGAATCAAAGCTCGTATCGAAGCGGTTAAGGTTAATGACCAAACTGTTAAAGAGTGGGCAAAAGAAAACGGATATAGTACGAGGAAGAAACGTAAAGTTAAATAATGAAGATAGCGATAATTAATGATACTCACTGTGGTATTAAAAACGGTAGTGATATATATCTAGATAATGCTGAATCGTTCTATAAGAACATATTCTTCCCACATCTAGAAGAACATAATATTAAATCAATATTACATCTTGGAGATTACTATGACCATCGTAGGTTTGTAAACTTCAAAGCTCTTGAACGAAACAGGCATATGTTTTTAGATGTCATTCGTGACAAAGGAATACACATGAGTATTGTTCCTGGCAATCACGATGTATATTATAAGAATACAAATGACTTATGTTCGTTAAAAGAACTACTTGGTCACTATACTGATTGTGTTAAGATATATATGGAGCCAACTGACATACAAGTTGATTCGACAGATATGACACTTGGAGTAGTACCATGGATATGTGATGATAATGAAAAAGAATGTATTGACTTTATTCAGAACACAAAGTCTCAAATACTATTCGGTCACTTTGAGTTAGCTGGATTTAAATATATGGCTAATACAAATATAATATCACATGGTATGGGTGTAGAGATATTCAATCGATTTGATTCTGTATATTCGGGTCACTATCATACAAAGAGTACACAAGATAATATTACGTATCTTGGAACTCAAGTAGAACTTACTTGGTCAGATGCACATGACCCAAAGTATTTTCACGTATTTGATACTGAAACAAGAGAGATGGAAGCCATTAGGAATCCATATACATTACATCGTAAACTATATTATTCAGATGATAAACAATCTGATTGTTCGGATGTTACAGGTAAGTTTGTAAAAATTATTGTTTCTGATAAGAATAATCATTATGAATTTGATAAATATGTAGACAAGGTACAAGCACTCAACCCACATGATTTAAAAATAGTTGAGAACTTTGGAGACCTATCAGCAGACACAATAGAAGATGAACAAATAAATCTTGAAGACACACAAACATTATTGGATAGTTACATCGACGCCCTCGAATCTAAACTAGACAAGACTAAATTAAAAACATTAATGAATGAGCTTCATACAGAAGCATTGGAGATTGAATCTATATGATTAAGTTTGAAAGTATCGAATACCAAAACTTTCTTTCATCGGGTGACAAACCAACAAAGATATATCTATCAGACCACAAGACAACTTTAGTAGTTGGTAGTAATGGTGCTGGTAAATCAACAATGTTAGATGCATTGTCATTTACTTTGTTTGGAAAAGCTCACCGTGATATTCACAAACCACAACTTGTAAACAGTATCAATCAGAAGAAGTGTTTGGTAACTGTTGACTTTAGTATCGGAACAAATAAGTATAAAGTTGTTCGTGGTATTAAACCAACCAAGTTTGAGATATGGAGAAACGGAGAACTTCTAAACCAAGAAGCTCACGCACGTGATTATCAGAAGTTATTGGAAAACAATATTCTCAAACTTAATCACAAGTCTTTTCATCAGATTGTAGTATTAGGTTCTTCTAACTTCATACCATTCATGCAGTTAAAGGCTAGACATAGACGAGAAGTTATTGAGGACTTACTTGATATTGGTATCTTTACAAAGATGAATGCTGTTCTTCGAGAGAAGTTATCTAATATTAGGGGTGAGATAAATTACACAACTAATCAGATAACTCTACAAAAAGAAAAGATAGACTTACAAGAAGGCCATATCAAAGATTTAAAAACAATCGATGACTCGCAAAAGAAAGAAGTACAAGATGAGATAGATGAACTACAACTTCAGATAGATGGTCTTGCTGAACAAAACGAAACTTTAAGAGAACAACTTATAACAGAGGTAAAAGATGAAGATATTACAGAACTACGTCAGAAACAAAATGAACTTAATAAGTTCGAGGGTAAGATCACGCAAAAACTTGAAAGGTATAAATCAGAAGAAACATTCTTTACTGACAATACAACTTGCCCGACATGCACACAGCCTCTCACCGAAGAGGTTAAGTCTATCTCACTCGAACGCATACGAGGAACGCTTAAAGAACTTGAATCAGGCCATAAAGTACTCACAGATGAAATTGACAACGTGGGAGCTCTTTTCGAACAAACTCAAACAGAGTTGTTACGAATACGGAATGTTGGCCAGGAAATAAACACTAACTCAAATAATATTAATACTCTTCAAGGAAGAATCAAGACTCTCCAAGAGAAGTTAGGA